GTCACCATCCAACAGGACCATGCAGTTTGGAACTGTCATCATTGTGGAAGAACAGGTACGACTATGCGTGGCAATACAACGAACTTTGTTGCAAGGCCAAAGAAAGTTTTTGTCGCACCTAAGACTCCAGAGAATCCAAAGAAACCAGAGACTCTATATGAGTGGTTTAGCAAAAGAGGAATCTCTAAGGAGACAGTGGAAAAGAAGGATATCTATATTGACCAAGAGGTCTGGATAGCTCTTCCATACAAGGACCAGAATAAAGCCACTGTCAATATCAAATACAGAAGTAAGACAAAGAAGTTCAAGCAGACTCCCAACGCAAAGCGTACTCTCTATAATTATGACTTGGCGCATGACCAAGATTCAATCATCTTTGTGGAAGGAGAAATGGATGTTCTTAGTCTGGTAGAGGTGGGGTTTGATAATGCCGTGTCACTGCCAGACGGAGCGCCTAAAGAAGCAAAGTTTAATGAGAAGGACGCAAGGTTTACTGCTCTAGAAAACTGTCCTCTGGTGGCCAAGAAGGTGGTTCTATTTACAGATAATGACGAAGCAGGACAGGCCCTACATGCAGAGCTGCTTCATAGATTCGGTAAGGACAGGTGTTGGTTTGTTGAATATCCAAAAGACTGTAAGGACGCAAATGAGGTCCTTATAAAGCATGGTCCTATGAGATTAAAAGAAATGGTCAAACAGGCAAAGCCATATCCAGTAGATGGACTCTATAGTGCTAATCAATACTATGGTTCTGTCTTGGATTTATACAATGGTAATTATGCAAAGCCAGTAGAGATTGGATACCCAGACTTAGACAAAATATATAAAGTTCTGCGTGGAACATTCCATGTAATCACTGGCATACCCAATCATGGAAAGTCATCTTGGCTTGACCAGATATTATTGAAGCTATCCAGAGAACATAATTGGAGATACGCAGTCTACTCACCAGAGCATAGTACAGCAATGCACATAAGAAGACTTGTGCAAATGCAGTTGCAGAAAAGTTTTGATGAAGGGTTTGCTAACAGAATGTCTAGGGATGAATTACAGTCGGCACTTGATTGGCTCAATGAGAGATTTTATTTTATTGAAACGCCAGATAGTGTTCCAGATATAGACTATATATTAGATGTCGCTAAATCGTCTGTACTTAAATATGGCTGCGATGGCCTAGTCATTGACCCATACAATGAAGTCAGCGCTTCTAGGGACGCTTCTAAGCGTGAGGATGAACATATCCGAGACTTTATATCTAAATGCAAAAGGTTTGCTCGTGTGCATGATGTAGTCGTTTGGATAGTTGCTCACCCTACTAAGCAGCAGAAGAATAATAAAGGTGAGTTTGACCCAGTCACGGCCTATGATATTTCTGGTGCTTCACACTGGAATAATCAAAGCGACTGTATCTTATCCATACATAGACAATTTGAGGATGACTCAATACAAGTTCTGACCAGAAAGATTAGAGAGCAAGGTCTCTATGGTCAAATAGGAGAAGCAAGATTTTATTACAATGCTTCAAAGAGAGTATTTGAAGAGAAGGCTGAGCCATCTTATTCTTATGCAGATATTTATAATAATGATTAGGAGATAAAAATGAAACTAAATATAGAACCAAAAAAACCAAACACGCAGACAGTGCAATTTAGAATTGACCCAATAACGAACCAAAAGCTGACACACTTGAGAAAGTATTATGGCGTGAGCAATGGCGTAATTATTAAGCAAATGATTAAGCAATGCTATGAAGAAATAAAAGTATGAGCATAGGGGTTGACATTACAAACATAGTTCTTATAATAACTAGTATATGTTAAATAAATTGAAAGGAGATAACATGAAATTGACTACTAAATATATTGGAGAAGATTTTTATGGAGACCACTATCAAGTGGTCATCAACGGAAAGAAGTTCCCAAGAGAGAGAGGATGTAATTATATTATCACTCAATACTGGGAAGATAAAAAAGCAAGAGCTGAGCAATTAGCTGTTGCTGAGTATGAAGGTAAATATGTATCCAGAGGTGGACAGATTTATCAAGATGAGGAAGCGTATCACCAAGCTATGGAGATACAGGATGAGCTTTATGAAAGATAAAAAATGCGATAACTGTATCAAGGGCCAGAAGCTACTGGAGGAACTTGGGTACACGGAAGAAAACGGATATGAAGAAACTACATTCAGTTGCATAGTATGTAAGTCTGGCGACTACGCTGACGACCAACAAGCAGAGTGGATGGAGAAGAACCATGAGCAGCTAGAGAATCTACCTATGGTTAGAGAAGCTGTAATCATATTGGCAAAGAAGGGTATCAGTATAAAGCTGCATGATTCTTTGTTTGATGTCTTACAAAGACTTGAGGATGATGACGCAGAAATGTTTAGGACTGCTCTGAAATATCCGAAGGGTATTCCATCGGAGTTGAAGCAATGAACAATCCAGTACTACAAAGATTAATACACGGATACCAGTTGATTAACTTAGATGATTCCATCTTTGAGAAAAAGTTTAGTGACAGGACCAAGCCATTTATCTCTGACAAAGATGACATGTTAGGTGCTGAGGAAGGTGAGGTAAATTTCAATAACTTTGCGTATGGCCGTCAAGATTATCACAATCCAAACTTCTCAAAAGGTTTCAGCAAGAAGTGGGCTGAGACTTTTTCTGTACCACCTCATGTTGCAAAAGGTATGAAGGATAGACAGCTAAATAGTTCTACTATTCAGAGCGCTGAATACTATAGACAGGATACAAAAGAATTTATCCCTGCTGCAGAAATGACAGAAGAGGAAAGAAGTAGAGCTGTCAATTTTAGTATGCCACCTGCTATGGTCAAACACATGTCCAGAGATTTGTCTAGAAGGATAACTCAAGCAGGTAAATTCTATATGAAGATAATGCCAGAAGAAGAGTTGACCACTAAAGAAATGAAGGACTGTATGGAAGATATCAGAATCTTCTGTCCATACCCAGAGACATTTCTACAATATGAGACTGACGCTTTCGTATTTAATTTATTAGCTAAGGAAGTAGAGACTGAATCTGCTGATAAGGAAGTAAAAGAGGTAGGTGGTTTCATGAATAGATTTTTCGGTGGCAATAAAGTGGCTGCAGTAAATGATGAACCTATGAATACAATCATAGACTTCCAATTAACTGTATGGTCTAAAGAACAGAAAGCATTTCAATTAGACTTTAGCAAATACAGAGTGACCTTCGTCAAAGACCCAAGCGCACCAAATGGCATGAACTATGCTAGTGAGAAACTATCAGACGGATGGGCTAACTTTGTAGATAACGACCACCCTCTTGCAGAGACATGGAGAGGGTCATGCGTATCTGTCTGGTTATCCTTCATGGTCTTCTTACAGTATCCTGCAATAGCAGAACCTACTGAGAAAAAGGGCAGAGCAAATGCGTGGTTTGATATCCCAATGAAGAAGCACAATCACTCTGAATACAGAAACAAACCTGCGTTCCAACATACAGAGCTTGTCATTAAGATGTTTGAGGAGAGCCAAGGTAATGCAGTGAGTAATGGTAGCAGTGAGGGTAAAGCCTTCCATAGCGTTAGAAAGCATTTAAGGACTTACCAGACAGGTAAAAAGACATGGGTAAGAGCGCACTTTAGAGGTAGCAAAGAGATAGGAGTGGTCACTAAGGACTATAAAGTTCAGACTTAGTTCTCTTGATAGTTGGTTGACAAACCATTATGATTGAGAAAAACTGAGAATAGATGAACAAAAAAGTGGCCAAATTAGATAAGACTCTAAAAGAGAAAATCAGAAACTTGTATGTCCAAGGTGCTGACAACGAGCAGGGTGAGAGGGTAATGTACTCTCTCGCTGAACTCAGTAAAAGATTCTCAGTTGGTCAATCTACTCTCTATAGACATGCCAGTAAAGAAGGATGGAAAATACAGCAGGACCAATTCCAAGCTGACTACCTACATCAATTAGATAGTAAGCGAAAAGAAGTTCTGGTTCATGACAGTGTTCAGTTTGATTCTGACACTCTGGATATCTCTAAAACTATACTGGGACAAATTGCTACGCTCTTGAAAGAGAGTGAAGAAAAGAAAAAGATAACACCTAATCTATTATCAACAATCGCAGAAGCTACATACAAGGTGCAAAGAGTTGCCAAACTTTCTCTAGGCGAAGCTACTGACAACATGAACCTAAATACCAATGTCAAAAACACAACAGCTTTCAGAGAAGCTATGGAACTCTTGGACCAAATTGCAGACTCCAAGCGAACAGGCGACTTGGACTCTATACACTAATTGGTTAAAGACTGCAAGAGAGAAGCAGCTACAGCCAAAGATAGACCACTTTATTTGGTTGATACTTGCAGGTAGAGGATGGGGAAAGACAAGGACAGGAGCGCAGGATATCGCTCTGTATGCTCTTAAAAATCCAGATAGTATATGCGCAGTAGTCGCTCCGACTTTCGGTGACTTGAGAAGAGTTTGTTTCGGTGGAGACTCTGGCCTTCTATCAATAATTCCAGAAGACTGTATGGATAAGAACTTTGGTTCTAATGGTTATGCTATGACCACACAAGAGATAAGATTAAACAACGGCTCAAAGATTATAGGCTTCGCTGCAATCAAGCCAGACAGATTAAGAGGACCACAATATCATAGAGTCTGGGCTGACGAATTATGTGCATGGCAAGACCCACAAGAAGTGTTTGACCAGATAATGTTTGGCCTTCGTCTTGGAGATAAACCTCAATGCGTAATCACCACCACACCAAAACCAATCAAGCTAATCAAAGAACTTATCGGAAGAGAAGATGTCCAGATTACAAAGGGAAATACTTTTGAGAATAAAGATAACCTAGCCGAGTCTGCTTTGGCCATGATGTTGGAAAGATATGATGGAACTACTATAGGACGACAGGAACTATATGCAGAAGTATTAGATGATGTTGAAGGCGCACTATGGAACGCACAAATGATTGAATCCACAAGGCTACCTGCAGAGTCAGATATAGAGTTGCAACAAATTGTGGTGGCCATAGACCCTGCTGTCACCAGTGGAGAGTCGGCTGACGAGACTGGTATCATTGTATGTGGTAGAGATTTTGAAGGACACTTCTATATTCTTGAAGACCTTAGTGGAAGACATACTCCAGATAAATGGTGTAGAATAGCTGTAAGAGCTTTCTATGAATGGGAAGCAGATAAAGTGGTAGCAGAAGTCAACCAAGGAGGAGACCTCGTAGAGAGGGTACTGCGCACTATAGATGACACTGTCCCCTATAGAGCAGTGAGGGCCACTCGCTCAAAGTTTACTAGAGCTGAGCCGATAAGTGCCTTGTACGAGCAGAAGAGAGTTCATCATATAGGTTATTATGAAGAGCTTGAGTCTCAGATGTGTACATACACTGGCTTAACAAAAGAAGCTAGTCCAGATAGATTGGACGCTTTGGTATGGGGTTTATTTGAGTTGAGTAAATCTCGTGGTAATGTAAACTGGAGAATTACATAATGGCAAAAGAAAGAACAATTTTACAAAGACTTCTTGGTACTAACAAACCAGAAGAAAAACAAGTCGGCCCAACAAATATGATGGGCTACTTTGGTGTCGGTGCTGACAGAGGAACAGAGTATAAGTATGCAGACCTAGCCAAAGAAGGATATCTACAAAATTCAGTCGCTTACAAATGTGTGAATGAGATAGCTAAGGGAGCTGCTGCTGTACCATATAAGATAAAGGTAGGTGATACTCCAATAGAGCAACATCCTTTATTGGAATTATTAGACAGACCTAATCCCCTAGAAAGCTATTATGAGTTCATGAGTAGTCTCTTCGGCTATCTCCTTCTCTCTGGTAATGCGTATGTATTAAAGACAGGTGGAAGTAGTGGTCAGCCTAGAGAGCTACATCTTCTAAGACCAGATAGAATTACAATTAAAGGAAGTGGTCAGCCAATACCAAATAGATATGACTATATAATCAATGGCCGTGTAGAACAGAGCTACGATGTTGACCAAGAGAATGGCTTTTCAGAACTCAAACATATTAAACTTTGGAGTCCCTTAGATGATTACTACGGACTATCTCCCTTGTCTGCAGCAGCAGTAGAAGTGGACCAGTTCAATATGGCCAGTAAGCATAATGTAAATCTACTTAACAATGGAGCAAGACCAAGTGGAGCAGTCATCTTTAAACCTAGAGACGAGCAAGGCTTCTCAATCAATCTAACAGATTCTCAAAGACAACAGCTATTGACAGACATCAATAATAGATTCGGTGGCACTAACAATGCAGGTAGGCCATTACTATTAGAGGGTGACTTTGATTGGAAAGAAATGGGACTGTCTCCAAAGGACATGGATTTCCTCAACTTAAAACACATGAGTGCTAGTTCTATAGCTCTCTGCTTTGGAGTTCCGTCCCAGTTAGTAGGAGTGCCAGACGCTCAGACCTACGCAAATGTCGCAGAAGCTCGTCTAGCTCTTTATGAGGAGACTATCATTCCTTACTTAAAGAAGGTGGCTTCTGACTTAAATGAGTGGCTTGTACCTATGTTTGACGACAGATTAGAACTAGAGTTTGACATTGACGCAATCCCTGCTCTATCAGAAAGACGCAGAAGAATATATGAGAATGTGACCTCAGCCGTCAACGCAGGAATTATGTCAAGGAATGAAGCAAGAGCAGCCATAGGTCTTGAACCTAAGAGTGGTGCTGACGAACTATTAGTACCTGCTACTTTATTCCCTCTAGGTGACGAGCCAGTTCCAGAGCCAGAGAATCCAGTAGAGGAAGATGACCTAGAAGACTATGAAGGACAAGACGAAGAAGATGATGAGAAAGACAATGAGTATTATCTAGAAAGCTACAAGGCTTTATCAGATATAAATACTAAACCAACAGAAGCTATGGCCGAACAAGCTAAGCAAGGTCTCGCCATGAGAAAAGAATTCAACCGAGGAGGGACTGCCGTTGGAGTAGCCAGAGCCAATCAGTTGGTAGCAAGAGAAAGATTATCTATATCTACTGTCAAAAGAATGTTCAGCTTCTTCTCAAGACATGAAGTAGATAAACAAGGTGAAGGATTTAGACAAGGCGAAGACGGATATCCAAGCGCAGGACTTATAGCGTGGAAACTTTGGGGAGGAGACAGTGGATTCTCTTGGGCCAAGAAAGTAAGAAAGCAAATAGAAACAGAAGAAGATAAACTCTATGCACTTGAAGACCACATAGATGTCAAAGAGTTTGAAGAGAAAGCTATATCTGGTCCAATGAAGAAAGCTCTAAAGAAGAAAGCTGACGACCACAACGAGAAGTATGGTGACAGTGCAACAAAGAAAACTAATGTCCGAACACTTGAAGCTGTATTCAAAAGAGGAGTAGGAGCATATAGAACTAATCCACAATCAGTAAGACCGAATGTCACTGGACCAGACCAATGGGCCTTGGCCAGAGTGAACAGCTACCTCAGAGCATTGAGGACAGGTAAGTTCAGAAGTGGCAAACACGATACTGATTTATTCCCTAAAGGACATCCACTATCTAGCAAAACATGAAGCGAGAACGCAAGAGGTTCAATGACATACGCCTTGGCAGGGTAAACATGAGAGCCGAATCTTTTAGGCAAAGAGTCCAACGAGATAGGCTAGAGAGACGAGCATATAAAGAAGTCAAGCAAACGCTCTCTAAGTGGTTGAATGGTCAAGTGAACATGTATAGAGAGTTCGGTGTTAATGAGCCAGTAGCAGCGTCTCTGGCCCTCAGAGAGTCCCTTTTACCTACACTGCAACAACATGTCAAAAGAATATTCGCAACAGTCTACGCATACAATGAGCAACGCCTAGCTACAACAAAACAAGAAGCCTTGGTCTTTGGTAGGAACAGAGACATTGACCTTATGGTAGCCAGATACTTTCAAGGAAGACTAGACTTCTTAGATAATTTCTCAGCGACTATGGCTGCAAGGATAAGAAGAATAATAGAAGATGGACAGCTTAATGGAGAGAGCTTACAAGTCATAGCAAGAAACCTAACAGCAAAGATAGGACCTTTGACTATATCTAGAGCTGCCACTATAGCAAGAACAGAAACTCACAACGCTGCAAGTTTTGCGCATGACAAATATTATGAAACAGTACAAGAAGAGACTGGCGTTGAAATGAAAAAGAAATGGTTAGCGACATCCGATGAGAGAACAAGACCTCATCATCTTGAAATGAATTCTAAGCCTAGTATAGATATGTCCGAGAAGTTTGAAGTAGGTGGATTCAAGATGAAGTATGCAGGAGACCCTGCAGGTGGACCTGCTAATGTAATTAATTGTAGATGTAATATAGTCTACTTAGACGCAAGGGACGAAGAAACTTAAATGGCCTATATGTTGTGCGATACCAGTATTCAGAGTACTATATATAGAATTATACAGCTTGAATTATAGATGGTATGATGATAAGAGCATTTTATAGGAGAATGACACATGGCAAGTAATATGGAAAGCAGTGTCAGTACCAGTGGGTATGTACAAGAAATAGAAGATTCTATAGACGCTAAAGCAGAACTCAGAGAAGATGTCTTCACGACTGAGTCAGAAGCAGCCGACAGAGCTGAGGAAATCGGATGTGTCGGAACACACAAACATGATGAAGATGGAAAGGAAGTCTTTATGCCATGTAAAACTCACCAAGAATATATAGACAAAACAGGAAGGGATGTCCGAGAGGATGACCTACATCAAGAAGTCAAGGCTGAGATTAAGGCCTATGAAGATGAAGAAGATAGCAAGGACTATGGAAAGTTTGAAGGCTATGGTTCTGTCTTCGGTAATAAAGACCTAGGCAATGATGTTATCCAGACAGGTGCTTTCACTAAGTCACTGAAAAGAAAAAAACCAAAGGATGTAAAACTCCTATACCAACATAAATCAGAAATGCCGATAGGTGTATTTGATGAAATCAAAGAAGACGGCCATGGTCTATTTGTGAAAGGTAGATTGGCATTACAAACACAAGCAGGTAAAGAAGCCTATGAACTTATGAAGATGGGTGCGCTTGATGGTTTAAGTATCGGATTCCGTGTGAATCCAGACGAAGTTTCATACGATAAGCGTTCAAGAAAACGCATTATCAAAGAAGTAGAACTTATGGAAGTATCTTTAGTCACCTTCCCTATGAATCCTAAAGCTAAGATTCGTAGTGTTAAGGGAGAAGATATATCCGTTAGAGAGTGGGAGAATGGACTGCGAGACGCTTTCTTGTTATCTCGTTCAGAAGCAAAAGTGGCTGCAGCAGCAGTTCACAAGTCTTTTTCTCAGCGAGACGCTGAGCCAACGACTGAACTAGTAGACGCTATTAAAACAGTAATATTAACCTTAAAATCTTAATAGGAGATAAATTATGTCGGAAGATGTAAAAAACGCTATTCAAGAAATGGGTACAACCTTTGAAGAATTTAAAAAGGTAAATGACTCAAGACTTGAAAAGATAGAAAAAGGTGAGAGTACTGCAATTCTTGACGAGAAAATGGCTAAGATTGAATCTAAGTTGGACTCTCTAGAGGAAGTTAATCAACAATTAACTAAAGCAGAACAATCACAAAATGTCCTCAAGGAGCAAATGGATAAACTAGAGACTGTAATAAGCAGACCAAACTCTGGTTTTGAAGCAAAGCAAATTGATGACTTCTCAAAGGCTTTTGATTTGTATTGCAGAAAGGGCGCAGAAGCTCTTACTCCAGACGAGAAGAAAGCATTAACTGTATCTAACGACTCTACAGGTGGCTACTTAGCACCTCCAGAGTATGTAAGAGAATTAATTAAAGATGTCACTGAGATATCACCAATTCGTTCTATTGCTAAA